GTATCAAAATGCAGGGTAAGAATGGTTTGTTTACTCCGCCTACATACAGCCACATTTACAAACTAAAGACTGTTCAGATGTCTAATGACAAAGGAACATGGTTTGGTTGGGATGTTGAAAAGGTTGGTCCTGTTACAGATAAATCAATCTATGACATGGCTAAATCTTTTGCTGAATCTGTAGGTAAGGGTGAGGTAGAGGCTAAACACGGTACAGAAGAAAAATCTGAATCGTCTCCATACTAAACATATCCTAGGTAGTGGGCGTCGAAGCGAGAGTGGAGTCGCCCACTTTTAATTTATTATGATAGAAAAATTTAGAAAGATATTTACTGGTTTAGAAGAAAGATTTGGTTACCATCAAATAGATACAAGCAATGGAGATGGTAAAAAATCTGGAACATCTTTTACTTCTTCGTATGGACATACAGAAGAAATGTGGAAAGCTCATTTAGAAGCTACAAAGTTTGAAGTTAAAACTAAAAATAAAATTATAAAAGCAGATAGTTTAGGTCTTTGTCCTATTAAAAGTGATAGTACTTGTATGTGGGGAGCAATAGATTTAGATGAATACAGACCAAACGTAAAAGAATTATATAAAAAAATAAAAAGTTTAAACGTACCCTTCATACCTTTTAAATCAAAAAGTGGAGGCATACACATATACATATTTTTAACTGAACCAGTTCCTGCTCTCTTACTAAGAGAAAAACTACATAGTATAAAAAACATATTCGGTGACTGTAAACCAGATAAAATATTTCCAGTTCAAAAATATTTAAATTTAGAAAAAGGCTCAGCAGGAAGTTGGATAAATCTACCTTACTACGATTACAAAAATACCAATCGCTATATGATAAAGGAGGATGGCAGTGCCGCCTCTATCGAAGAGTTCTTTGAACATTACGAAAGAAATAAAGTAACTCCCGCACAACTTAAAAAATTAAAATCTAACATAGACGAAGGTGAAGTAGGTGATTGGTTTCAAGATGGGCCTCCTTGCATGCAAGCGCTAGCCTCTTTTGGTGTACCTAAGAGTCAACGTAATGAAGTTCTTTTAGATATGACAAGATATATAAAACAAAGATATCCAGAAGAATGGAAAGATAAAACATTAGAATACAATAAAAAATTTTTTGAACCTGTTGGTAAAGGAATGAATTTTAATGAAGTCAGTAACGTAATTGGTTCGAGAGAGAAAAAAGATTATGTTTATAGATGTGATCAAGAATGGTTAAAAAGTTTTTGTAATAAAGAAGAATGTATCAAAAGAAAATTTGGTATAAGTGGTTCTTTAAACAATGAATTAGTTTTAGGTCCACTATCTTACGTAACATCTATACCTAAAATGTGGTATCTTGGATTTAATGGTGAAGAGGTTAGGTTATCCTCTAAACAATTAGTTAGACAAGATTTGGCTAGAGAAGCTGCAACAGAGCAGAGTGGTAAGACTCCTCCTAAAATAAAAAATTGGGATATGCAGTTGAGAGCTTTGCAAGAAAAAGCTACTGAAATAGACGCCCCAGAAGAAAGTCTACCATCTTTTAAATTAAGAACAAGTTTAGAAACTTTTTGTTACAACACCAGAGTTAGTAAAGATAAAAAGAAAATATTAATGGGCAGACCTTTTGAAAATGAAACAAGTATTAGATTTACGTTTGGAGATTTTTGGAAATATTTAAAATCAGATGAATGGGAAGCTACATCAGATCTAACACATCAGATGTTAAAAAAGATTAAAGGTGTATCTAGAGAAAAGTTTCACATTAAAGAAGGGGTGAAAAGATGGGTGTATGTTTTAAATAAAGAAATTTTTGAACAAGAACCTGAAGTTGAACAAGAGATTCCTGATTTTACAAATAAAGAAGAAAGTGTATTTTAATGTTGGATAGGTTTTACAAAAAAAGATATAAAATATTGGGTGGTCCAGGTTGTGGTAAAACAACAAAAATATTAGAGATATTAAGTAACTATTTAAAAGGTGGTGTAAATCCAGATCAAGTTTTAATGATTGGTTTTGCTAAAGCTACTGTTCAAACTTTACAACAAAGATGTATAGACAATAATCTTTTAGATAAAGAACAAGTTGAAGCTATCACGACAATACATAAATTTTGTTTAGATAAAATTGGAAAGCATAATATCTTAAACTCAAGCGCAAAAAAAGAATTTAAGAAAAAATTTACAACAGACCCAAGCAACTGGTTTATGTTGGATGACCCTAATCATGATAAAAACGATGAAGAACCAGCGATGTGGACAGAAAAAGAAGATAAAAAATTGTATGTCTATTACGATATAATTAACAAAGCACAACACGAATATGGTTCAATGTATGGTTCTTTCGTAAGAAACAAAAAATTTAAAAATGAAAGAGAAAAAGTACTTAACTATTTTAGAGAAAGCGATAATGATAAATACAAATACGTTCACACAAATCAGTTAACTTACTTCTATAACTCTCTTGTAAATTTTAAGAGTGATAATGGTTTTATTGATTTTGATGATATGTTGTTAAAAGCTTTGCAGCCAACAGTAGATTTTCCTTCTTATAAAATTGTATTAGTTGATGAAGTTCAAGATCTTTCAAGACTGGAGTGGGAAGTAATATCTAAGATAGGTAGAAAAACCGAAGAGTTATTTTTAGTAGGGGATGATGATCAAGCAATATATGGTTGGAAAGGATCGGATGTTTCTATTTTTCAAAAATGGCCTTGTCAAAAACAAAACGTTATTAAGTTAGAAACTTCTCATAGACTACCTGGAAAAGTGTATGATATTGCTTTAGGTATAAGAGAACAAATTAAACAAAGACTAGGTAATGAATTTACTTGTCAGAAAAGGATAAAACCTGACATAAAAGATGAAGGCACTATAAATGCAATAGTAGATTTAAGTGAATTAGATGATGTCATAAAACCTGATTCAGAAGTAATTTTTTGTTCAAGAGCAAGAAGAAATTGTAATGAATTTGCTTATTATTTAAAAAATAAAGGTTTAATTTTTTTAGAAAAATCTCAATCTATTGATGACAGAGGAAAATTTAGAAGTTCTTTCTCAGAAAAAATACAAGATGTTATAGCAACATGGAACTCTTTGCAAGAAGGAGTTCAAATAACAGGTAATTCTTACAGGAAAATGGTAGAGTGGATGAAACCAGTATTTTTATCCGAAAGAAAGAAAACAGCGTTGATTGGAAAAGATACTACATTCCCAGAATTACTTACAGATGAAGTGTTTTCATATGAAGAATTAACTAAAAAATATTTTTTAAACGCTTCGAAAGAAAAGATGTGGTATGAAATATTTTACTTCGATACCACAAGAAAATATGATCCTAAAAAACCTAACGCATTATTTAGAGATAGAGAAGATTTCAATGATTATTTATTTAGATGTTGGGAAAATAATAAAACATTACAAACAAAAATAATTTTAAGTAGCATTCATGGAGTGAAAGGAATGGAAGCTGAAAAAGTTATTATGAATGTTGAGTGGGGTTATTCACTAAAAAGTTATGAAATGGGTAGTGTAAAGGAAGAAGATGAAGAATTAAGAGTTTGCTATGTTGGTGTAACTAGATGCAAGAAAAATTTATATTTTTATCAACAACCAGGAGAAAGAACAAACCCTTTCCCACCAATAAAATTTATGTAAAGGAGAAAATATGACTAATAAAGATATATTTAAAGATTCATTTCCACAAGATCGTCAGATAGGAGGGAGTCACTACAAGACGTTTCCGATTCAACCATACGAGTTCATTTCTAAAAATGACTTGAGTTTTTTTCAAGGCAACGTTATAAAGTATGTGTGTCGTTATAAGAATAAAAACGGTATACAAGATTTAGAGAAGATAATTCACTATTGTGAATTAGAAATTAAAAAGTTGAAAGATAAAAAATGATACAGAAACCATTATTTACACCACAGTCTGAGTGGTTTCCACCAGAAGAATTTCCTGATTTATCGAAGTATACAGAGATATCAATTGACTTAGAAACTAAAGATCCTGACCTTAAAACAAAAGGCTCTTCTTCAATGAGAGGTGAAGGTGATGTAGTTGGTATTGCTATAGCAGTAAAAGATTTCGCTGGTTATTACCCAATTGCTCATGAGTCTGGACCTAATCTTGAACGTAAAAAAGTTCTTAGTTGGTTTGAAGATGTTCTTAAAACTAAGGCTGATAAAATATTTCACAACGCCATTTATGACTTGTGTTGGATACACAGATTAGGTTTAAAAGTAGAAGGAAGAGTTATAGATACTATGATAATGACGTCATTGGTAGATGAAAATAGATTTAGGTATGATCTAAATTCAGTTGCAAATGATTACACAGGTATGGGTAAAAATGAAACTGCTTTAAATGAGGCTGCAAAAGAATGGGGAATTGATGCTAAAGCAGAGATGTATAAACTACCTGCAATGTATGTTGGTGAATACGCAGAGAAAGATGCTGAAATAACTTTAGCTCTTTGGCAAGAATTAAAAAAAGAGATAATAGCACAAGAGTTAAATTCTATAGCAGAACTAGAATGTAATGTTTTACCTTGTATTCTTGACATGAAAATTAAAGGTGTAAGAGTTAGTGAAAGTCAAGTTTCCTTATTAGAAACAAAACTTAAAAATGAGTATCAATCTATAATAGAGAGAATACACAAGGAGACAGGTATCTATCCTGAAGTTTGGGCAGCTAAAAGCATTGAAACTTTATGTAATAAATTAGGTATATCAGATTTTGACAGGACTGAAAAAACAGGAAAACCTTCTTTTACTAAAAATTATTTAAAGAACCATAAAAATAAAACACTAAGAATACTAAACAAAGCAAGAGAATTAGACAAGTTAAGTAATACTTTTTTAGAGTCTATAAAGAATTTTGTCCATAATGGCAGGATACACGCTGACATACACCAACTAAGAGGAGATTTTGGCGGAACTGTTACAGGTAGATTATCGTACTCTAATCCAAACTTACAACAACTACCTAATTATACTAATATTGGCATGGGTATAAGGTCTATATTTATGCCCGAGGACGGCCATAGATGGGGTTGTTTTGACTATTCTCAGCAAGAGCCTAGGTTGGTAGTGCATTATGCTTTAGCAACGATGGGAACCACAGGAGTGGCTTCTATTGCAGAAGCATATGAAAAAGGTCAAGCAGATTTTCACAGTATGGTAGCAGATATAGCCAATATACCAAGAGGACAGGCTAAGACAATTAATCTTGGTTTATTTTATGGTATGGGTAAGGCAAAATTACAAGCACAACTTGGTGTAACTGAAGAAAGAGCAAAGAATTTGTTGGATACATATCACAAATCTGTTCCTTTTGTGAAACAACTTATCTATCATACAATGGATAGAGCACAAGAAAGAGGTTGGATCAGAACGCTTTTAGGTAGAAAATGTAGGTTTAACATGTGGGAACCTGCTACTTTTGGTATGCACAAACCACAAACTTATGAAGAAGCGTCCATTGAACACGGATCACGGAACATCAAAAGAGCATTTACATACAAGGCTTTGAATAAATTAATTCAAGGATCTGCTGCAGACATGACTAAGAAAGCTATGATAAATCTTAGACAAGAAGGTTTAACACCTATGATCCAAATACATGATGAACTAAATGTTTCCTTTCAAAATGATCAAGAAGCTGATAAGATCAAAGAAATAATGGAACAAGCTGTCCCATTAAAAATACCTAACAAAGTTGACTTTGAAGACGGTGAATGTTGGGGTGATATTATCAATAATAGGGAGGAAGAAGAAGACAAGGACTACTTCTAAGATGAATGGCTTATTTAAATGTAAACATACCACCGACTTATGCACAAATTAAAAGAGAATATTTATATGATCTTAAAAAACATCATGGAGAAGTTGAAGACTGCATTATCTTTGGTCTTAGCGCTCTTACAGGTCGTGCTATATTATTTCATGCTATTATGGAAAACGGTGCAATATTTTATCGCTTACCAATTAGCGCG